ACTAATCGTAAACATGTTTTGGTTACTCTCCAGTTATTTAAAATATTATCGGGCCTCTCCCATTTACCACTTTCATCGTGTACTAATAATGCAAGCTTTTCACCATCATAACTATTGTCACCAGTATTCTTCCAATCAATAGTTGTATCTAATCCTTGTATATCTTCAAGCTGTTCGTTAGTTGTTATTTTCTTTCTAGTAAACTTACTTGCTGGTACTCTATATGCTAGTTCTGATTTAGGACGATCCATACCATCTTGTATCGGTTTAAAAAAGAAAGGATAGTTTATACTAATTGGTACAACTTTATCTGTAAACATTTTTTTAGCATCAGCACCTGTTTTTGAAAGTATACCATATCTACTATCACTTGAAATAGTGGCTAAATTAACTGTTTCTGCTGACGACATGAAAGAAAAACCAGAACGCCTGTTCTTTAGATAACACATTCCATAGCACCTTTTATCTGCTTTACAAGCCTCCCAGAATATATAAAATAATCTATTGGCCTCTCTAAAGTCTGGAGCTCCAACATCTATTTTGCTCCATTGTAAGTACATATAGTGTGTACCAGTTATGTATGTAGGTGTTCCTTTGTTATTGAACCAAAAACCTTCTTCTCTTCTTTTAAACTCCTCGTCTATATAATCGTACCATTGATCTTTTGCTTCTTCGGGGTACGCTCTCCAGTCAAATATATTTTTTAGTTTATTTAATTCTTTTGGTTGATCTATCTTTACCCATTTGTTTAGCTCATGTGTATACACTTGCACTGGTCGTTTTGGCAGTGCGATACGCAAACCCTGTATTTCAACCACTTCACCAATTTGCCCAGTTTTTGAGATAACGACGATATCATGTTCTTTATTATATCCATATTTCCATTTTTTACCCCTATTCATACGAGTTATAGTCGTACGTTTAATAGGCTCGATTATTTTAATTAATGTTTGTTCGTAACTCATTTTGATCTTCCTTCTGCAAACCCTTTAAATACTCTTTCTTTTTTTTCTTCAACTTCCTTACCTTCTAATAAATTTTCTTCTTCTTGGATTCTGTTAAGTATTTCAAAAGCATCAAATATAGCTAACTTTTTAGTGGCTGCTGCATTTTTTAATCTATCAGCAGATATATCATCATCTGAATCTACAATAGGTTCTTTAGCAACTTTAATTAGTTCTTCAACTGCTTTTTGTCCAGCTTGGATTATATTCTTCTTCGTTTCCTTGATATTCATATTTAATTGTAATAAAATTTGATAAAACTCTATATAGTCTTTCGCCATCGACTATAAACTCACACTCTGTTTTAGGTCTATAACCTATAAGATCTTTTACATTAACAGTGCCATCTGAATATTTAACTATACCTTGTAGCGGTTTTTCAGACTCAATATTAAATTGATCTATTGCTTTTAAAGGTTTTATAAAACAGTAACCTTTAGGTGCTATCCACTTGTTTTTTCTTTTGTATAAAAATATTTGATCTTTATTTATAAAATAAGTAGACTCATTAAAATAACTTTTGCTATTTTTTTCTATACCTTTTACATTGTGCCATCTACGAAAAACATTATGATGTACTATAACTGTATCTCCTGGTTGTATATCTGTATCACCAATTATAGGTGTTGATATAACTGTAGCTTCTCTATTTACATATTGGTGGTTAAATATTTCAGTGTTAAGTATTAACTCTGAATCACCAACTTTTTTAGTATTGTTATATCTTTCTCCTACAGGTGCTACAACAAAGTTGTAAACACTTTTCATTATTTCTTTTTCCTTTTAATATCTCCATGAAAATATTTTGGCGGATACTCATCCATTTTAGCCTCTACGTTATGTTCAAATCTATTTGCCTTTTCTCTTTCTCGGCGGGCTTTATCTTGTCTATCTTTTTTTTCTTTTTGAGTTACCCTAGGTCCATCTTTTCTAGTTAAATCAAGAGATTCTTCTTCTTCTTTTCTAGTTAAATCTACAAACGCTCTTAGTGGTGAATTTCTCATAATTTTAATATTCTAAGTTATATTCTATAGATACCGCCATGTTTTTATTAAAGTCTTTCCAAGGTAATACATTTTTATTTTTTCTAATATAAATAGAATATTTATCTTCTTCTTCTATTATATCTGAAATAGTATGTCCACCATAAACTTCTTGACCAACAGCGTAATGCATGGCGTTGTCTTTGTAGTCTTTACCTACACTAATCTTTCTTATCAGCTTCGCCATTTTCTGGATAGTTTATAGTACCATCTAATATATTAATATCAAATGTACCGTATTGTTTTTCAAATTCTTGTTGTAATACTATAAGTTGGTCTCTAAGGCCTGCTACTGAGTGCATTAGTTCATGTTTTTTAACTTCCATTGTACCAATATCCATTTGAGATCTATTTATACTATTTACTGTATCTTGAACTTTTTTTAACTGTTCTTCAGAGATTTTCTCTGCTTTCGGTTTTAAGTCTACGACTTTTTCTTTTTTTGCCATTTTATTTAATTTAAGTTAATTGTTGTTTTATATTGAGCCAGATAACATTAATTGTATTGGATGTACATTATACAATACATCGTTATTTGCTATCGCATCAACATTTGCTTTTGTTAAGGTAATTTGTGTAGCTGAATCTACGGTTTTAATAGTACCAAGCACAGCATCATCTACAGCGTGTATAACATCTCCAGGTGCAAAGGTAAGAGTTGCGTCTTTAGTGTCTAAAGTTATTACTGTTTGTGTTCCTGCCGCAAAATTAGATTCGTTTACTTGTACTGTAGTTCTAAAATCTAAATCTCCTTTAGATATAGCAGCTACATATAAATCACCACTAACAGGTATATTTAATCCTGATTTAGTTGCTATGTTTAAATATATTAGATCTCCATCGTTAAAATCTCCTGAAGCAACAGGAACATAACCTACTAGATTGTTAAACCAACCTGGAGTATCAACTGCAGCACCTGTAGTTCCAAGTGTTGTTGGAGCAGTATTTACACTAACATTAACATCATCACTAAACGTTGGAATATTACTTGTAGCAAATAGTAAATCTATACCTACCATAGTTTGATCAGCGCCGTTTGTTCCTCTAACTATAAGTTGTAAACCATCTATTGAAGCTCCTTTAAAACCTTCAACTTTATGCCAATCAAATAATATTTCTGTATCAGCATATACAGCTGCTTGAATACTAGCAGGCATTGTTGGCAGTACTTTTGTAAATGTTTTTTTATTAATCATTTTATTTTTTTACTTTTTCAAATGATCGACCACCAAAATAAGCGCCGATCACAGTTATTAATACTAATTGAAGTAAATCAACCCATGATGATTTAACTTCAAACTTTAACGCACCTGCATCTATAAATATTAATAGCATGGTGCATACTATTAAAAATATTAATACCATTGGCCTAACATTTTTACTAAGCCAAGAGTCTGATTTTAAATCTGCTTCCCAACGAGATGTTATGTTCTTTTCCATTTCAACCTCGTAGTTAGCAACTAATTCCTTTATTTTTCTTTCTGCTTCTAATTTTTCTTCGTCAGATGTATGTAGATTATCTATAACACCACCTACGCCTTTTACTAGATCAGCGGCTCCACCGCTAAATATTTTACTTAACATAATTTAATTTTATTTTTTTGCTTTAGCTTTTTGCGGTAACCCAGCTTTTTTAGCTGCTTTGTCAAAACCTTTTTTATCAACGTCTGATAATTTATTATACGCTTCTTCATCAGGCACTGCTTTTAGTAGGTTTTGCGCTTCTTTACTATATTCTTTTTTTGTTTTTTTAGTTGGTGATTTTTTCTTAGGTTTTTTCATACCTCTTTTTTCATATTCACTAGCTGGAATATCCTCTGGTTTTCTAAACTCATCAGTTCCTTCAAAAGTAGGTTCTGGTCTATCTTCCTTTTTATAAGTAGGCTGTTTTATATCTTTTGCTGGTACCTTTTCAGTTTCGTAATCACTAACTTGACCAGTGTGTAAAGTACCATCTGCTGCTTGAAAGTATTTTTTACCGTCTTTATAAATTATTTTACCTTTTGATTTGTCTTGTTGTCCAGTAGTAGCACCATCTTTCATCATTTGATCAGCCTCTCTTGGATCAAAACCTTCTTGTAATAGTTGTTCTTTAGTTTTACTATGTCCTTTTTTATGGGTTTTATAAGGTGTACTACCCATCATTTTAAATGTAGTTCTATTACCTGATCTCATTTTAAACCCTGATTTTCCTGTTGTTCTTGCCATATTGTTATTTTTTTGCGAATTTTTCTATTCCACTTATACCGAAGCATCCAAGCACTACAAATACAAATGAATCATATATAAATTCATTAATTATTAAATCTTTACCTACATACCCCGTTATAAGATCTACTATCATAATTATACACATTATTGCAAAAGCAATAAATCCAATGATAGATTTTTCATTCCAATTATTATTATCTTTAAATATTTCCATTATTTCCATTATTTGCATCGTCTTCCCAAGGAAATCCATGATCACCTGCTTGTTTCCATTTACCATCTACTAGTATCATATCCTTACCGTTTCTGGTTTCTCTTAAAAAAGTTTCACCATTATATTTTATATAATTATCACCATACTCTAACTTACCAACTCTCATATCTGTAGCATGGCGCATTTCATGATTGATAATTTGTTTTTCTTCAAAACTACCTGGTATTATTTTATCACTAATATATATACTACCATCCATATTAGCTTCACCCATAACACCTTCTTCTAAAGGTTTTCTAATAATAGGTGTTCCAGGTACAGAAATATCTGAATTACCAGATTCTTTATGAAATTTAAGTTTTGTTTTAATTTCACCATTTACGGCATAATTGCCTC